TGGCGTGTTAGGTGACAGTAACGCACCCGATGAAGATCATTGGTACTACAAGCTGGCAGAGATTGAGCGTCCCGAAGGCTGGGCATTCCATCGTCAACCTGGCGGCGTGTATAAGGATGGGGAAACTTGGAAGGTAAACGACAAAGCGGAGAACCTGCCCAACCTCCCTGCTAACTATTACAAACGCGGACTATCAGGTAAAACACATGACTGGATTAAAGTTAATCTTGCTAATGAGTACGGCTTTGTGTCTAACGGTAAGCCGGTTCACCCGATGTATACGGACTCTGTTCACGCATCCCATATGGACTTCACACCGGACAAGGACACTCCTATCATTCTGGGTTTTGACTTTGGTCGTACACCTGCTTGTGCCTTTCTTCAGCGTACTGCTATCGGGCGTTGGGTCTGCTTTGATGAAATGGTGCTCACTGATTCCGGTGCAGTAGACTTTGCGCCTACCCTAAAACGTTATATTGAAGAGACTTATCCTGGCTGCAACTTCAAGGGCTGGGGTGATCCCTCTGGTTCCAATAAGAATCAGTCCAACAGTGAGACTCCATTCCAGATCATGCGAGCCGCTGGTATACCCTGTCAACCAACAGAGTCTAACGATCCCCTGAAACGCCGAGCCGCTTTAGAAGTACCTATGAAAGAGATGTGTATGGATGGTAAGCCTCGCTTCATTGTCCTGCCCAAAGCCTCTATGATTCGTAAGGGCTTGCAAGGTGGCTTCTGTTATCGTCGTGTGCAAACGAGTGGCGAACGCTACAGTGATCAACCAGACAAGAACGAGTACTCTCACCCAGTAGAGGCGCTTGAGTATGCCCTCCAAGGTGAAGGTGAAGGTCGCTCTGCTCTCCGTCGAGATCAAGGTTTCGCAAAGCCACACACAGCAAAGGTAAACTTTAGTGTCTTTTGATAATGCCTATGTAGTCTTTAGAGGTAACACAGGGCGGTGGTACTCTAGGTTCCTGCATAACGACTACCAACATTGCCTAGTTATTGAGCCTTCTAATGGGCAGTATGTTGTGTACGAAAAAGTGACAGAGCAGGTTAGGGTGTATAATGTCAACCATATAAATGATATAATTGGGCCAACAGATATAACCGTGAGTTATGTAAAAAAGGACAATAAGAAAAGGTTATTCATGCTCAACACTTGTGTTGGTCATGTTAAGCAGTTCTTAGGTATTAACCATCCTTTTGTATGGACTCCCTATCAACTATATAAATATATGCAGAGGTAAGGCATGGGCAGCGGCAAAGCACCAAAACCAACAGCAGAACAAAAAGCAATGGAAAAAATGCAACGAGAGCAGCTTAATGAAGAAACAGCATCAAGCGAACGTAGATTAAAGTCTATTGCACAAAAGAAAATAGGCAAGGCATCCTTGCTTGGTCGGCCTATGGAGCAAGCTGAAGCGCCAGCAGGTCCAATGATTACTGAAGGCTTTCGAATGTCTGGAGGTAAAGTTTTAAAAATCCCTAAACGATCAGGTGGTTTATTTAAAAGGGCTATGAGCGCAGCTTTCAGTGCTTCAGCTGTGGGTAAAGGAGTAAAGGCTGGTTCTTTGATAGGAAAAGGCGCAAAAAAATCAGTTAAAAAGGTTACAAAATAATGGAATTACCTAAAGAGCTTGGTTCACTGAAGGACTTAAAGCAACGAGAGAATGACGCATTTAAACGTGCTTCCATGTGGCACAGTACGCTAGACGATGCCTACGAATACTTTCTGCCTAACCGCAATCTGTTTGAAGACTATGCTCCAGGCCAGCAGAAGATGGATCGTATTTTTGACTCTACTGCACTTGAGGCAATCCAGCAGGGCGCAAGCAAGCTACAAGAAAACATTGCCCCTATCTGGTCACGCTGGGCTACCTTTGAGCCATCTGATTTAGTTGTTAAGCAGCTTGAGGAAGGTAACTTTGATGTTAGCTTGGAAGACATTGAGGCTAACTTGCAGAATCAGGCTGAGATTATTTTTGATTACATCAACCGATCTAACTTTGCTACTCAGTTCTATGAGCATTCCCTCGATCTTCTTATTGGTACAGGCACACTTCGTATTGATGAAGACGAGAGCGACGAGATGCCCCTCATTTTTAACGCCATTCCGCAGAAGGGAATAGCATTTGAGGAAGGCCCACAAGGTAATATCGAAACGCACTGGCGACGATTTAAGGTAAAGGCTCGTAACCTAGAGCGTTACTGGAAAGGCTTCGAACCATCAGAGAAGATGAAGCAGGTCATCAAGGATAAGCCAGACACTGATGTCGATGTGCGCGAGGGTGTTGTCTATATGCCCAAGAGTAAGACCTACTATGGTTGCGTATGGGTAGCCACTGAAGACCGTATTAGCTGGATGCAGGACTTTGGCGACTCTAGCCCCTGGGTGACAGGTCGCTATAGTAAGGTAGCTGGTGAGATCAGAGGTCGTGGCCCAGCACTACAGGCACTTCCAGACGTACGCTCACTGAACAAGGCCAAAGAGTTTGTACTCCAGAAGGCCGCTATTGACCTGGCAGGTATGTATACGGCAACCGACGATGGTGTAACTAACCCCTACAATTTGAATATAAGCCCAGGCATTGTTATTCCAGTTGGTTCTAACAACAGCAGCAACCCATCTATTCAGCGTTTAGATACAGGATCAAACTTACAACTTGCCCAGTTCCAGATCAGTGAAATGCAAATGTCGATCAAGAAAGCCCTATTCAACGATCTTCGTGATCCTTCTGGTGCTGTGCGATCCGCCACTGAGGTTGCCATCGAGTCGCGTGAATTGGCAAAACGCATCGGCTCTGCCTTCGGCAGATTACAGACCGAAGTATTGATTCCCATTATTAAACGAGTTGCATCTATACTTACTCGCCGTGGTATCATTACTCCTATTGAGCTAGATGGTCGTCAGGTCGCTATTAAGTTTATGTCACCATTGGCAAGAGCGCAGGACGGTGAAGACATTCTTAACGTACAACAAGCCGTACAGTTCGTGCTTCAGACTGCTGGCCCAGATCAGGCTAAGATTGGATTTAAGCTAGAAGACTTTGGAACGTGGGTTGCCGATAAGACTGGTATGCCTGCCGAGCTAGTTAGAAGTGCTAGTGAGAAGCAACAGATTATTCAGGCTGGCGCTCAAGCTGCACAGCAGGGCATGAATGTTGAGGCTGCTCCACCGCAACAAGGACAAACTGCTCTATGAGTTGGGATACAATTAATCAAGCGACCACTAATGCAGAAGATGCAAAGGTGGTCAATGCAGAAAAAAGACAGGCCGCTGCTGAATTGGCTCAAGCGTACAATAAGTGCTTCTCAGGTGACATCGGGAAGCGCGTACTTGAGGACATGACGCGGAGGTTTATCTTCAATAACGACACCCCCTTTGGTGCTTCCAATGTTGATTACGAGGCTGCTTACCATAACGGTGAGTCGGGAGTTGTTAAATTTATTATCAACCAAATGCAACAAGCTGAAATATTGTAAGGAATATTTATGATTGAAGAACAGGCCGCAATAGAAGAAACAACAAGCGAAACCCTGTTGGATGCAAGTACGCCCGAACTAGGTGAAGGTGAGTATTTTTTATCCGATGGTATCAAGGGTACAGGTGATAGTCCCGAATGGTACAAAGGCGACAAGTATAAGTCTGTTGCTGAACAAGCCAAAGCCTATACTGAACTAGAGAAGAAGTTCGGTGGTTTTACTGGCGCACCAAAAGATGGCTATGCTGGCCCAGAAGGAATTGAGCCTGACGATGCCCTGCTGCAAGAGCTAACTGAGTTTGCTGATAAGACAGGTATGAGCCAAGAAGCCTTTGGTGATGCCTGGGAATTGTTAACAGCACAGAGTGAAGCGGTAGAACAAGTTACCCAAGAGCAAGAGATTGCACGACTGGGTGACAATGCCGGAGAGCGTATTAAGAATGTTGAGGGCTATCTAAAGAACAACTTAGATGCTGACGACTATGAAGTGGTTCGTGATCTAGTAACTGATGCTAAATCTATTGAGCTGGTAGAGTATTTGGTTCGTGCTACTGCACCGACTAAGCTACCTATTGATGGTGGACAGCATCCGACAGGCATGACCTGGGGTGATATTGAAACCCAGATGTTTATGAAAAACGAAAATGGACAGCTCCTCCGTAGCATTGATGCTAACCATGAAGCCAAAATCCAGAAGATGATGCAGGAATTTGGTGGCGACAAGGCTCATACCCGTACCTTTGGCGGTTGAGTTTATGGGGTGAAAGGTGTATAATCGGCACACTGGACACCCCTTTCTATTAAGGCCCAGTAAATTTAGGTTGAATGCTGACCAAGTTTACTCGGGTACTCAGCTAAAACCTTGAAAAACTTTTTATTATTTATTACTCTTTTTCGAGGAAATCATTATGAGTAAAGTATTATCATCCGTAGCGGTAACGGAGTTTGACAGTCTTGTTAAACACGCATACCAAAACGCTGGCCTTTTGAAAGGCGCTGTAACTGTACGAAACAACGTAGTAGGTGACACCTACAAATTCCGTAACATGGGTAAGGGTCTAGCTAACCAGAAGTCTACTTCTGATCTAGTAACTCCTATGGACATCTCTCACGGCTTCGCAACTGCAACTCTGCAAAACTGGAATGCTCCAGAATACACAGATATGTTTGATGCTCAGACTGTAAACTTTGACGAAAAGCAGGAACTTGCAAGCACTATCGCACAGTCTCTTGGTCGTCGCTGTGATCAGCTTGTCATTGATGCAATGGACGCAGAAACTACTTATGCTGACACTGTTGGTAAAGACACTGGCGGAACTGCTTCTAACCTGAACATTGAAAAGATTGTTGCTGCTCAAGTTGCGCTTCGCTCTAAAGGTGTTCCTAACTCTAACCTGTATGCTGCTATTGAAGCAAAAGGTTTGGGTGGTATGCTTAACGAAGAGAAGATCAGCTCTGTTGATTACAACAATGTTAAAGCTCTGGTCAACGGTGACGTTGATACTTTCGGTGGCTTCAAGTTTGTAATTATTGAAGATCGTGCTGAAGGTGGTTTGACTGAAGCAGCTAACGTAGTTGATTCATACTTCTTCTCTCAAGACGCTGTTGGTCTTGCAATTGGTATCGACATTAAGACTGACGTTGATTGGATTGCTGATCGTACTTCTTGGTTGTGTAACGGTATGTTGAAGGCTGGCGCTGTATCACGCGATGGTCTTGGTATCGTTAAAGTTCAATACCTCAAAACTGCATAAGGAATATTATCATGGCTTTTTCAAGAGACGGCTTATGCCGAATTGGTGGTTCTGGTGTTGGTGGAGCTACTTGGCAGTATTCTACTGCTGATGCTACTTCTGCTGTTGTAGCAGACACTAACTACTTTGCTTCTGCTAAGGACGAGCTAGATGCTGGTGACGTACTTATTGTTGTCGGTACTACTGGTGGAACTCCTACTGGACGTATTTCATACGTTGAGTCAAATGACGGTACTACTGTTGTTTGTGGCGCTGGCGTAGTAATCACTGCGTAAGTAGTAAAACTGAATGGGGCTGCTCCGGTGGCCCCTTTCTTTCAAGACTAAAGGTTCCCTATGGCAAACAGTAAGCTATCGTTAATTAACAATGCACTTATTCTGATTGGCGATGTGCCACTGACATCCTTGACTAGCGGTACTCGCGCTCAGGTTGTAGCCACAAGCCTGTATGACAATATCATTGAGAACGAACTTAGCAAGCATCGCTGGGGTTTTGCTCGTAGCATTGCAGAGCTTAGTAAAGATGCAGCTGCTCCAGTAGGTAATGAGTGGCAAACTTCATATACGCTTCCTGCTGATACGCTGACATTAATTAAAATTGATCCAAGCGTTCCATACCAAATTATAAACAGTAATGTTTACTGCAATTACAGCGGTACACTTTTCTGTGATTATATCCGTAAGCCTGAAGAGTCTGCATGGCCCGCATACTTTGCTAAGATGATTGAGTATGCTTTGGCTATGGACTTTGCTCCATCTATTCGTGACAATGCTTCTTCTATGCAACTACTAGCTAACCAATACTTGAACGCTAGTCGCATGGCTCGTTACACTGATTCACAGCAACACCCGCAAATAGCAATTCAGGATCAACCATTTATTAACGTGAGGTACTAATGCCTAAGTCACAATTTCAACAAACCAGCTTTGCTAGTGGTGAGTTGTCACCATTACTTAAAGGCCGTACCGATCTTGAGCAATACTACAAAGGCGCTGAGACCGCTGAGAATGTAGTCATTGTTCCTCAAGGTGGCGTTAAACGTAGACCTGGAACACAGTTTGTGGAAAGCATTGTTCGAGCATTGACTCGCCAATCTGCTATTAATCCTACTATGCCAGCAGCACCTTCTGGGGATGAGGTTACAGAAGGCGCTAAGATGAATGATGGCAATGATGCTACCTATGGTCAAACAGATGTAAGTGTTGGCATTGGTACTGTTGTAGCTAAGTATGACCTTGGAGCTACGGCATCTACTTGGTCACAGACCTTTATAGATATTAGGAATATTATTGCAGTTTATACGGGTTCGGCAGAGTCTGGTTCAAATGATTATACTTTTGGCGGAATACTTGAACATTCCGAAGATGATACAACTTACACTCAGCTTACAACTTTTAACATAAACAATACCAATGCTCAGAACTTTAGATTTAGACTTGATACTCCTGGAAGCGTACTAACAAAAAGATATTGGCGAGTAAAAATTTCTATTCCATCAGGCGTTCCATATCAAAACTTTGTTGTTCGTATAGGCGAATACGGTTTTAAAAAAGAAGACGCAGGCATTACCGAAGGGAAAGCATTTGATTGGGAATATGGCCCTGATCAAAACTACTTGGCAATATTAACTGCTGGTAACTTGCGGTTTTATAGAACTCCCCACGCTGGTAGTGCAAGTACAGTGTATGTTGCTGATGTTGTTGTTCCGTATGCTACAGGCAAAATTAATGAAGTTAAGGATGCCCAGACTGAAGGCGTAATGTTAATGTTCCAAGAGGACTATCCGTCTATTCGGATTATCTTTGATGGACTAGACAATATAAACTCTTTTGTTGTGGATAACATTCCATTTGTTAATCTGCCGCAGTTTGATTACAACGATAGCGATAGCCCTCCCCCTGTAAGAGCGCAACAGATTGCAACTTTTACTGGATTTGCAGACAGCCAAAGATATGCTTTAAGCGTTAATGGCGTTACAAGCAAAGATATTGTTTACGCAGGTGATAGCGATGCTAATGAACAAGCAGCTACTGCATTTAATATGCAAAAGAATTTGCAAGAAATGCCTGTGTTTGGATTTGATGGCGTTTCAGTAGAAAGAACTGACGTTAAAACATTCACCATTACAATGCGTGATTCGTCTGCTAATGACTACAACTTGTTTAGCGGATACCCTACGTCTGGTGGAGCTAGTGACAAGATTGGTTTTGCAATCGTTAGCCCCCAAGGTTCACCAAGAACCGAAGATGTTTGGTCTGCAACTAGAGGTTATCCTAGACAGGGCGTATTCCATGAAGGTCGCTTGTGGATTGGTGGTACAAAGTCTAAAAGGCAAAGCATATTTGCAAGTAGGGCTGGCAACTTCTTTGATTTCTTTTCTGAAGAAGGCGACGATGATGAAGGCATATTTGTAACTATTGACTCCCGAAACCTAACTGACATTATTGATATTAACCCAGATAGAGGCTTGCAGGTTTTTTGTGCTGGAGCTGAGTTCTTGGTTAAAGGTCAAACCCCATCAAACATTGAGGTTGCCTCACAAACACAGCATGGGTCATCTAACCTTGAGGCCCAGTCTGTTGATGGCGCTACATTGTTTGTAGATAAAAATGGGAAGACCTTGCGTCAATTCTTGTTTAACTTTAACGAGGATGCTTACACTTCTGCTGACATATCTGTACTGTCTTCACAGTTGATTAACAACCCTGTCGATATGGCACTGTTATTAGGTAACACCACAGAGGATGCTAACTGGGCGTTTATTGTAAACGAAGATGGTACTGGTGCAGTCCTTAATACCATGAGATCGCAAGACATTAATGGTTTTACAAGGTGGACTCCTTTTGCTGACGCTACTACTGCATCTGAAAAAAACTTAATCAAATCTTGCGCTACTGTTTCTGATGACCTTTACATGATTGTTTATCGTGAAGCGGGGGGTAGTGACTACTATGATATTGAGCGCTGGAGCTTTGACCATTTGTTAGAGTCTGGTATAAAAACCACTGTAACAGAAACAGGTAGTGACGTTGTTGTAGAGCTGGGCAACAGACTTAACGGATATGAGGTAAGTGTTTTAGCTGATGGCGATGTACTACCTAAGCGCACAGTTGGTACTGTAAGTGGCGTTATAGGCATTACTATTACTGCCGCAGAGCTTGCTACATTTGGTACAAGAGATTTAGAGATTGGATTAGGCTTTCCAGTTAAAGTAAAGACTATGCCTCTGAATACCAATCCTGGCACTCGTAGTGGTCAGAATATTATGAAGCGCAAAAAGATTACTAACATGAATATCCGAGTGTTAGAGTCTGCTGGCATCTACATTGATGGCAATGCTGTACCTATTAGGCAGTTTGGCGATGCTCAAGACACTCCACTAAATACCCCATTTACTCCTAGAACTGGTATTATAGAAGACGACAAAGGTGGTAATGGTTGGAATACAGAAGTAGTTCCAGAGATTACAGTGCCGGATGGTACACCGTTCCACTTACAAGCCATACAGTATGAGGTTGAGTCTTCGTGAATGATGTTGTAACGCAAGATAGTATTTACCAGTTACAAGAGATAATCAAGGAATTTCCAAAGGCAGATATAGTAACAAGACACCACTTCTCTGATGGGATGTATGCAAGAGAAATGGTAATGCCTCCAGGAAGTCTTGTTGTGGGAGCTTTGCATAAAAGTAAGCACCTGTTTAGCGTGGTATCTGGGGAGTGCGAAATATCCAGTGTTCACGAGAGAGAAAAGATTACAGCGCCGTACTTGGGCGAGACAGTGCCAGGAACTAAGCGTGTTATATATAGCGAGACAGGGTGTACTTGGATTGCCTATCATCCTACGCACTTAACAGACATTAGCGAAATAGAAAAAGCTCTAATAGAGCCAGAGGGTATTTAAATGGTTTGGGTAGTCACATCAATAGCTACAGCCGCCAGCATTTCAACTACAGCCGCAGCTTTAATAACAGCGTCAGCCGTAGGCACTGGTATTAGTGCTTATGGTCAAATTGAGGCAGGTAAGGCACAAGAGTCAGCACTTAAAGCTCAGGCAGAGCAAGAGCGTTTAGCCGCTGAGAGTCGTGAACTAGAACGCCAGCAGAAGCTCAATGCAGCGCAAGCAGCTAACATTGTTGCTATGGGGTTGTCTGGAAAAAAAGCAGAGGGTACTGATGCAAGTATTGCTTTAGAAAGCAGCAAACAGGTTGGGCTTAGTGAGGGCATGATAGGACTGTCTGAAAGGCTTGCTCAGGCACAATACCTTAGACAAGGCGCTAACGCTAGAAAAGGAAGTCAGTATGCAGCGGCTGGTACACTTCTTTCAGGCGCTGGCGACATAGCCCCTTACGTTTAATTACAGGAATTAATAATGGCTCAACAACCTCGACAGCAACGAATTGGCTTTTACGGCAAGTTCACTCCTACTGCTTTAGATACATCTGAAGCCGACAAGATGCGAGCATTGGCTGGTTTAGGCCAGACTATAGCCGATACTAGCCTATCTATAGCAAAGCCTATGGTTACAGCTGAAAGGGCAGAGCAAGGCGCAGAGGCCGCAGAGGGTGCTGATAGAGACCCTGTTACCGGAGAGGTATTAAAAGTCCCTGATATGGATGCCTGGAAGATTGGCGGGTCTCAGTTTAACGCTGCTGCACAGCAAAGAGCAAATGAAATTGATGCTGCCGCTGTAAGCACATATAAGACTAATATAATGTTAGACATTGAAAAAAATATGTCTAATTTATCTTCTGCCAATTCTTCTAGCACTGCAAACTTTGATTTTGTTTCAGAAAATTACAAGAAAGGATTGCTTAAAAATGTTCCTCCTGAGATGCAACCTGCAATTGAAAGGTTTTATTTTTCTGAATATGAAAAGAATAGGAGTGCTATTTACAAGCAGGAAACAACAAACATTAAAGAAAGCGCAAAAGCATCTTACACTTTAGCTCGTGATAGTTTTAAGACAAATTACATTAATTTAATCTTTGAAGGCAAAACTGAAGAAGCTGCTAATCTAAAAGCTGAGTTTGACGCAAACATGATGCCTGGGTTTTTAACTGCTGGCGCAATTAGTCAAGAAAATTTTATGCAAGATGAGGTAAACCTTGCTGACACTGCAAGAGTAGAGCAAGAATATGGGCGAATAAATAAAGAAATTATTAGCAATGACGAATTAAATGTAGATCAAAAAGTTGCCGCGTCAAAAGAATACTTATCAAATTTTGATAAAACAAACCTTGGGTTAGATAGAAAAGAAAAGCGTGAGCTAAGATCATCTATTGCTGCTCAATTTGATGCAATGGAAAAAGACGAAATTGCAAAAATACAAGCTGAAAATGAGGCAACTTTTTTAGAGCAAACTCAAACTGCTCAAGATTTTGATGAGTTTTATCTAAACGCTGGCATATCTGCCAAACAACAAATACAAGAGTTAGAACGCCTTAACATGGAAAATAAAATTGATCCAAAGGCTTATACTGCTAGAAAAAGATTTATTACTGCTAGGCAAGAATACAATTCTGAAAATAGCAGCGAAACAAAAGATAAGATGTTTAATCAAATATATAATGCTAATGAATTATCTAAGCCACAAGAAATACTTGTAGCTTTAGAAAACATTAACAATAATCTTATAGAAGAGGTAGCAGCAGGTAATTTAAATGACGAAGATTTTAGGTCGTTACAGGCCGTTCTTCGCAATGTTACTAGCGCTGGCGGAGCAGAAGCAAGAAGAAAAGTTGGTGGTCAATTTGATGAAGTGAGAACAACTGTGCAAGCTGGATTGCCTATTGAGGATTGGGGAACAGCTTATGGTTCAATTTACCTAGAAGCTATGCCAATGCTAGAGGCTGCTTTATCTGAGTTAAAAAGTGATGCCCTGCTAAAAGACCCAGACATTACAGACAAAGACCTTGATAAAATTGCAGTGCCAGAAAACCTTGAACAACAAATTTACAAAGAAGTTGGTAATAGGGTAATTAACAGAATAAGCCAAAATAACACTAATAGATCAGCTCAAGCTATTCAACGAACTATTGAAAAACAAAAGCCTACAGTTCTTACTGACATCAACAAAAGGAAACTGCTTCCTGTGGGTTCTTTTTTTGAATATAATGGTGTTTTGTACGAAAAAACTAAATAGTAATTATTTTAATAGTTTTATAAAGGATAAAAAATGGCTATTGCCCCTGTAAATGCTAATGTTACTTTGCCTAAAGATTTAACTGAGATGGAAGCGCAAGCGGAAACAGTTATTGATACTAGCCCTCTAGAGCCTGTAGAGCCTGTAGAATCTGCTGATACTCTAACTATGGGCGATCCTTTAGCGGTTGAAGGCTTTCCGCCATTGCCAGCTACACAACCTGCTTCGATTCACATTTCTTTTTCTGAGCCATCTAAGTTTCAAAATCGTTCTACCAGCATTATTGACGATAGAGATATTCCTCAAGAACAAATGAATCTTGAGCATGAACACATTGTAGATCAAAACAAAGATGATCCAAACACGTTTATTGTTAATGGTTATCGTGTGTCAGAAAACACATTTAATCTTTATTTAGAGCAAAGACAAAATTACAATGACGTAGGCGATTTAGGCGAAAAAGAAGAACCTATTGATCTTGGTGAGGGATATGAAGTTGTTCAGCAGGAAGAAATTATTCCAGATGATTTTCGGCCTGTTACTCAACCACAGCAAATTCCAGATATTAATATTGATTTGCCAGAAAATGTTGATGTTAAGAATCAAGTAGACAAAAACTTGTCTGACTTAGAGGAGTTAGCAAATCTTAGGTTTAGCCAAGAACAGTTAGCCGAATGGAGAGAAACCCCTATTAGTGCTGGCGAAGCTCCAGACTTTATGGGATATGAAGATTGGGTTCCTGGCGGTGGAGTTTATCAGGGCGCTCAAGCTATTAAGTTGTTAGGCATTGTTGAAGACCTGCAAGAAGGCAAACCAATTAGTGAGGCTGATCAGGCAAAGCTAGATAACTGGCTTGATAAGCACGTTGAAATATCTGTAAGGGGTTTTGATTGGGGTGGTGGCATTGTCTATCATGGCGCTGGTATTCCTGCTGTAATGCTTGAATTTGCCGCTTCTGGTGGTCTTGGTAAAACTGTTCAGGTAGGGTTTACTAAAGCACTAACTAAAACAGCTACTGAGGTTGCAATTGCAAGTGCTACTAAAGCGGCTAAAGTAAAAGCTGCTGCTGTTACAGCTACTGGATTAACTGCTAGAGTCGCCACTCAGTCTGCTTTAACTCCAGGCATATATGTTGATGAATATGGTGATAGACGCTTAAAAGACCGTTTAAACATTACTTCTGATGGAGAGGTAATATACAAACTGTCTACAGAGTCTCCAGTAAAAGCTGCACTGATGGCTTACACTTACACTAATGTAGAGATTGTTAGTGAGCTTGCTGGTGGTAGATTAATAAAAGGCTTTAAGTATATAGGCAATAAGTCTGGAGTTAATGATTACGTTATTGACCCAGTAACTATGCGCGTTAAAAGTGTTGCTACTACTTCATTAGATAAGTTGCCAGACAATGTAAAGGTTGCATTGTTTAAGGCTTACAAAAGAATAAAGCCTAACGCAAGAATGTCAGAAGTGTTTACTAAGGCAGGTTGGCATGGTTTGTTGGCCGAGTTTAGTGAAGAGCAGTTAGCTAAGATTCTAAGCTCTGCTGTAGGCTACACTTTTGAGGAAGGTTACACTATAGAAGATGTGTTAGAAAACTCTCTTAGTGTTCTTGACCCAGAACAGTTTGGTCTTGAAATGGGCTTGCTTGTGCTTACTAAAGGCGGCATAACGACAGTTAATGGTATTCGAGGTAGCTATCAGTACCAAAAGGATCAAGCGGCTCAAAAGGCGTTTGAGGAGCTTCCTGTTGAAGACCAGATGCGTATGCTTACTGCTATGCTTAATGTCCAAGCAGCACCTCCAAGACAAGGCTTTGCTCCTACTCCATTTTTGCCTCAACAACCTGTTGACACTGCGCCTCCTGCTAAAGATTTAATAACAGATGAAATTATTGAGCAATCTGACTCTTACGTTATGCCTTTAGATCAGGTTGCAAAAGAAGGCGATGCAGCACAGTCTCCTTGGCTTACAAGTAGCGGTAAAATAATAGGATCGTCTGGAGATCATCTAGCCGTATCTGGAAATATTTCTGAGGCATTAGGTCTTGATAATACTGGTGAGTACGCTGGGTTTATGCAGCAAACTGGAGCAATTAGATTTAGTGCATTTAAAGAAAAAACAGCTAAGAGTGGTGATCGCCCATCTAAAGATGATCCATTTGTAGTAACTTTACATTTATCTGAAGGTCAAAAGTTAACACCTGAGCAGATTGATGCGCTTGAATATATAAATAAAGAAAATAATGGAGATGTAACTGTACTGCATGGGGCAACAAATTCAGATAAAAATCCCCAATACAAGCAATCAAAATTATCAGACTATTTAGAAGAGGCTAAACTAGAAAATGACATAATTGCAGATGAAGCAGCTCCTGGAATTGTTGCATATCACGCAACTACGGCAGACCCATTCTTTGAATTTAATCCAGACGCTCCAAGAAGTCAGCACAGTTTTGCTGGCCCAGAAGGGATTTATTTTAGCGCAAGCGAAACCGAAACTCCTATTGTATTTGGCGCTAGTACTGTAAAGGCAAAAATAGATATAAGGAATCCTGCAAAAGTAGAGGTAATGCCAAAAGGCCCAGATAACATTCTTCCTACGGATTATGTTGTAGTAAGAGTTGACGTTACTAAGTTGCCGAAAGACTCTAATACCTATAATGACTTAGCTTACATATCTGAAAACGGAAGTTTTGAAAGAGTTAATTCTGATGAAATGTCAAAATCAGAAATAAAAAAGTTAATGAAAAATAAAAATCTTTTTTATACTATTAATCCTGAAAGGTTATTTCCGGAAGATATAAAAATTTTAAAAGAAGCTGGATATGACGGTATTGTTGTAGAGGGTCGTGGAGATACTTCTAATGTTCCAAATCAAATAGTAGCATTATCTGCTGACCAAGTTAATGTAATTTCTTTTAATGGTGTTTTAAATACAGACAATTTAAATGAATTTGAAGCAACGCAAATAGATGCTGACAAATTTGATTCTATGGCTGACTATACTGACGAACTAAATCTAAAGTTTACGCCAGTAGCTAATCCTCCAGGTGCAACACTTGATGGCGCTCCACTGCCTGATGACCCTAAGCCTGTTATTGATTACACAGAAAGTATGTGGGCTAATCTTAAAAAGAATTTGATTGACGACTTTGAGCCAGTATTAAGAATGCTTAAAGTTGCAGAAGCTCGTGGACTAACAGTTGAGGATGGAGCAAATCCAAAACTTTTGGCAAAAACATTCTACGGAATTGTTGGCAAGATTGAAGAAAACCTTAGCGACAATACTTTTTACTTTGATGAAAAAGGCAATAAAGTTGTTACTGGCCTTGGTCTTGGTAAAATCTTAGAAGACTTTGATGTTGCTATGCTTATAGCAGAAAAGAGCCAAAAGCAAAGAAGGCTTGATCTATCTACCTATCTAATATCCAAGCGTATTGTTGAGGACTTGGTAGACATGGATGGAGTAACTATTACTGATAAACAGCTTGCTGATGCTAGGCTTGATTTGGCAAACCTTGAATTAAAGTATGGCGATAAGTTTGAGATATTTGATTTGCAAGCTCAGGAAATCTACGGATTCCAAAGACGCATTATGGAAAACTTAGTCCGATCAGGCAATATGTCTAAGAAAGATTATGACGACCTTATTAAAGCAAACCCTAACTACATTCCATTTAAACGAGTTATGGATGAGAAAGGATACACTGAGTCTGGGATTGGGGGGCAGTTTGATAATGCGTCATCAAAGAGCTTGTTCCGTAAATTTAGAGGATCAGAGCGTGAGATTAAAGACCCCATTCAGTCTATTATTTCTAACACTGTAAGAACTATTTCTATTGCTGACAGAAATGCCGTGGCAAAAAGTGTTATAGCTTTAGCAGAGTTTATGCCTGAGTACATAACAAGGTCTAAAGGCAAGACAATAATACATCAAGACAAAAAAACTGGAGCTAAAGTTTACGAGAAAGAGCCTGGCGAAAACGATATTGTTGTTTATGTAAATGGAAAGCGTCAATTTTGGAATGTACCTCCTGGTGTTAAAGATGCCATGCAGGGCTTAGACCCAGTAATGCTAGGGACAGCAACAAGAATTTTAAGCAGCACTGTTAGAGTGGCTAGAACAGGTATTACGGCAGTTCCATCTTTTGTAATTAAAAACATTTTTAGAGATCAGTTTGTAACATCTATTCAATCAGGCACATTTAAAACTCCAATTGACACTGTTGCTGGATTGCTGTCAATTATGAATATTACGGATGGCCAGCTCTATAAGGATTGGAAAGCATCTGGTGCAGCGCAAAGTTTTTACATGGATATTAGCGATACAGGATTAGCTGATGCAGCTAAGGAAATGTATAACCCAGACAGTGCTTACCTCAAGATTCTTAAAAGCCCAATTAAAAGCTATTTGAATGCTGTGTCTGTTGCAGAAAATGCCACAAGAGTTGGAGCGTACAGAGCCGCTAAACGACAGGGTATGTCAGACCTTGCAGCAGGTAATGCTGCCAGAGAGGCTAGTGTTGATTTTGCTACTGGAGGTAAGTGGTCTAAGAATCTTAATCGGCATTTAATGTTCTTGAATGTTGGTATTCAGGGTGCGGCTAGGTTTGTTCAGACATTTAAACGAAACCCTAAAATGGCAACATTAATTGCTACAACTACGATTACAATGCCAAGTGTTATGCTGGCCCTGTATTACTTGTATGAAGCGCCTGAAGATGAAAGACAAGAATACCTAGAAATACCTGAAATACAAAGAGCTAACAACTGGGCTTACAAGTCCGATGGGCAGTGGCATTTAATTCCAAAGCCTTTTACTTATGGTTACATTTTTGGCACTATGCCAGAGTTGTTTTTACTTGATATGTATGACGGCAAAAAGCCTGAAGGAAGAGAATTGTGGAAAGAGCTATCATCAGGACTGCCTAAATCTGTTAGCCCTATACAGGATTACTCTGGACTATTTCCGTCTTATCTTAAAGCAATTGTTGAGCCTTTAACTGGGTTTGATTTTTGGCAGGACAGAAGAGTTAGCACTGATTGGATGGAAAAACTTGACCCAGAGTTTAGAGCCACTAGAGGAACAAGTGAAACAGCTAAATTTCTTGGAGAAGAGCTTGGGCTATCTCCTATTGGTATAGAGCAATTTACTAAAAATGTTCTTGGAACTACTAGCCAATATCTTACTGGTGCTGGAGATAAAATACTTAGTCAAGTTAGAGAAATGAATGGAGAGCTACAAAACGCTAAACCAGAATCAAATCGAAGAAATCTTATTACTAAGGGCTTTTTGCTTAACGACCCTATTAGCTTAAACTCTATAACTGTTAGCACATTTTTTGATCTGTCATTAGAAGTAGAAAGAAAGTTAAACTCTTACAACAAGTTGCCAGAGCATAAGCAAGATGAGTATGAGAAAAATAATGAATTTATATTTAACAATGAATACATTATAACTGATGCAATGAAAGATGTTAGAGACTTGCTGTCAGATAGAAACGAAATACTTGACGATTATAGTTTAAGTGCTGAAAGCAAAAGAAGACAAATAGAGCCAATAGAGCGAGACATTCATAACATTGCTTTTGGAGCTAACAATCAGTGGACTAAGAGCCTTAACAGGTATCTTGATAAACAATAGTTGTATATTTTTTAACCAATTTTTAGTATAATCAACCTAATTCAAACAGGAAATTATTATGTCAAACGATCCATTTAAAGGTATAGGTAACAACCTTACAGGCGCAGTAAAAGATATGCTGTCTATTACTCCACACGATTCGAATCTGTTCGATGATGGAGTTGT